CATCACTGCTTACGCCGGAGGACCGCAAAAGGGTCTACCAAAACATCCCAGTCACCATGCCCGACGGGACACCCGGCGAATTCCCCGCACTCATCGACCCGGTGTCTGGTTCGGTCGAGCCGATCACTTTGAACGGAGCTTTGCCGCCAATGGACGGTGGAGTTCTACCGCCGAAACCCGGCAGCCAGCCGGATCTTCCCGGCGAGATTGCGACGGATTCCGGCGAGGTTCTGCCAGCCAATGAGGCGAAGCTCGTGGAGAGCGGCAAGACGGTGGACGTGTGGGAGTATCAGGGTCGGAAATACGTCCAGACGAAAGCCCCACTGCGTCTTGCCCGATCTGTTGCCGCCCAGTGCCAGCACCTCGGAGACACCTGCCAGTTGCTCCTCTGCCTTCTTCCAGTGTGGCAACCGGAACCCGAACCGATACGGGTCTTTCTGCGCGTTCTCAATTGCCGCGTGATAGATCGAATGCAGTTGCACCAGATCATCCGGTTCCATGGCCGCCATCTCCTCGTCGGTGGGCGGTGATAGAATGGGATGGGAACGCCAGGTGATCATTCGATGATTTCCGCTGTGATTGCTTCTGCGTTGATCTTCGCTGCGATTCGTGCGCGGGCCTCTGCGATCATGTTTGCCGCGTCGTCGATGGAGGCTCCTTTGCGATGCTCGATGATCACGCCGGCCATGCCTGAAAGCTTCGCAGCCTGGTCGGTCATGATCCCGATGGTCAGCGCAAGCTTGTCAGGTGACACGTTGTCGATCTGGGTCTCATCCTCCAGCATCCGCTCGGCCTTGCGGGTGAGCACGTCCCCAAACTGCTCGGCAATCTGCGCGTAGCGGCGGGAGAACTCCTTCTTCTTGCTCTCCAGCGTGTCCTCCTGCCTCCAGCAGAGTGCGCGGATGCTGTCGAACTTCAGCCCTGTGATTGCCTCGATCTTTGCATACGCCATTCCCTGTGCTCTGAGCCAGATGGCGTGTGCCGCCTGCTCGGGTTTGGTGAACTCCACGCAACTCCCGTGCGTGGCATTCTGCTGGAGTTGCATGGCAAGGTCGGGTGGACAAGGCACCGGAGGGATGCGCTTCATGCTTCCCTTCTTCGGTTCCCGTGTCCGCTTGAATAGTGGTTTTGGCATGTTATTGGGGGTCGTATCCAAATTCAAAAATCGAATCGCCGTTGGTGAAGACATCGCGGACCTTCACTGATTTCGTGAGAATCTTGTAGTTCCCCTGCAATGCTGATTCACCGTGATCCCGCGCATACGAACGAACAGTGGTCACCCAATCGCCGGGATTGATTGAAAGATCGTTCTCAACAGGTAGTTGCGATTCAAGTTCGCTGATTTGCTTTTTGAAAAATGGATCATCCCACAAATGCGGCGAACTTGCTGCCATGCGCGTCTTGCTTGCCAGTTGTGCCTTTGCCTCTTTTGCAGAAGCTGAGATTGGTTCGGTCGGGACAGCACGATAGATTTTTACCGTCGCATTCGGCTTGCCTTTCATCGACTGAATCACTCGGATTGCTTCGCTGTCTCTATGGTCTCCCCAGTGACCGTAATATTGCGCGGCTTTTGACGAGTAAATATCGTCTGGGTAAGTTTCGGAAAGATCATGGAGCGGGCTGCCTCCATCCCGTCCCGGTGCTGTGTGTTGTCCTCTGTAATCCACGTCCCCATCCCTAGCACGCCCGTCAAGCGGCTCGGGCATCCGGCGGGTGGGAGGTTTGCCGCTCTCGTCGAGCGTCGGAACTCCGTTGGGCATCAGGTTGAGCTTCACAGACTCATAGCTGAACGGCATCCGAATGTGCGTGTCGCCAGACATCCGGGTGGCTTGAGACACACGGTCGATGCGATACGTCTTGTAGACGTTCTCCTTGTAGCCGATCCGGTCAGCGTCGAACAGTGGATTGACGTCTGCCATCGACGGGGACATCAGACCGAACACCGTGTTGATGAAGTTCTTGTATTCCTTCGCCTTCACCGGGCCATACTTCTCATCGAAGTAGGCATCCGTCCGCTGGTTCCTGCGGTGCAGATCCATCACTGCGGACACGTCGTTCAAGATCGCCTCCTTGTTGCCCTGATAGAGATTCTTGCCACGCTTCGATGCCGCACGCGTGTCGATGTTGTTCATCAACTGCGTGACCGACAACAGACCGACCAGCAAGTTGCCGTCCTTGGTGACCATCAGTGACACCGGGGAGACGTCCCGCAGCGTCGGGGCGAGTGTGGCATAGCGCACCTTCTTGCCTATCTTCTTGGTCGCCGGGTGGTTGATCACGATGAACCGGTCGCCCTTGCCCGCGCCGGCTGCCCGGTTGACGTTCTTGAGGATCCGCATCTGCTCACGATTCAGGATGCCAAGTTTCTCGATCTCGCGCAGCACGTCCTCGCCCAGGAAGTTCCCTTCCCATGTGCCGTCCGGTTGCAAGCGCAACTCACCATCCGCAAAGTCTTTCCCCTGCTGCTTGAGCTTGTCGAGCGTCTCGCCAATCGCAATGCCGACTCTGGAGCGCATCATGTCCTTGGCAGGGTTCAACGGGATCGGGTCGCCGTTGCCGTCATACTTCACCACCGTCTTGCCGTCGACCTCCTCGGTCTCGAAGATCGAAATCATCTTGTCCAGCAGGTGCTTGTCGCCCTTCTGAACCGGCAGCACCACCCCGCCGTCTGTCCCCTTGCCCTGACCGACCGGGTTGAACAGTCCCTGCGACCGTCCCGCCGATGCGTTGATCATTGCCTTCGCCATGCTGCGCACCTGGGGGAGTTCGCGGATGCCGTCTGCCAGCAACCCACTTCCCATGACCATCCGACCGTCCTGCTCCATCAGCCCGCCCATCTTGAAGTGAAGATCACGGATCAGCGGGATTTTCGGCAGCACCGCATCGATCAGCGCACCAATCGCCCGCCGTGCGTTCGTGCGGCCTGCGATTGCGCCAAGCTCTCCGCTTTCCGCCATGCCGCTGAAGTTCTCCGCGGCGCTGTCGACGAAATACTCCAGTGCCGCCGTGCGGAGGTCCACCGGAGCACCCATGCGGTTCTGATACTCCGACATGAAGTCCTCAAAGTTGGGATCCAGCGTCCCGTCCGGGCTGCGCAGCAAGCCGCCGGCCTGCTCGTCCCCGATCATCAGCGCAATCACTCCCTCCTCCATCTGGTTTCGGATGACCACGTTGTGCATCACCTCGTGACCGATCAGCGGCTTGAGCGGGTTCTGGCTTGCCACGTTGATGGTCGCCGTGTTGCCGCTCATCGATGAACTGCCTTGATTGGTAAACCTGAAATTCAACTGCGGGTTGCTCGCCGCGTAGGTGGCAATCGCCCGCCTGGATGCGTTCGGGATGGCATTGAAGAGCGTCCTCTGGATCGGGTCTTGCAGGTCAGCGCGGAAGTTCGCCTCATCGCCAAGTGCCAGTTCCCGGTGCCGTGCCTTGGTGCCGGCAAACATCCCGCCGAGTGCCGCGGTGCTGCCGCCGATCACCAGTGACTCTGCAAACGCTCGTTTGAATGTGTCGCCATTGGCTGCGCCGTCGTCTGCCAGATACTCGAACAGGAGGTCCACCGGATAGGCTCCGACCACGCCCCGCGCCGTCCTCCGCACGGCTCCGCTCACGGCCCCGCCGGCAGTCGCCGTGTCCATCAGGTGACTCATTGCCCGGTGCGCGGGTGAAACGTCCGCATGGTTCGCCACACGCTGCCAGAATGGCACCTGCCCGCGTGCTTTGCTCAGTTCCTTCCCAACCACCCGCCCATACTTGCCGAGTCCCTGCAAGGTGCCTCCTGAGCGCAGCACGGTGCCTGCCGCGCCGATGGCAGCAGTCGCCGGGGAGATTGTGGCCGCGGCGGCATACAACCCCGCCTGACCGATCCCTGAGCGCAGCAAATCGTAGGCTGCCCCGATGCCAAACGCCCGCGAAACGGAGGTGAGTCCCTCGTCGAGCTTGATCAGACCGGTGCCGAGTTTCTCGACGGTCGCCGCAACCGCGGTCACCGGCAGTGCCTTCGCCGCTTTCCCCGCCTCAATCGCCCGCTGCGTGGCAACCGCCATCGACTCGGGGATCCGCGTTGCCAGGGACGTCCGCAGTGCGGTGAATTCCGCAAGTTGCGCCTGTGTCTTGCCAAGGTCACCCGCCAGACCCGCGGCAGTCGACTCGTGCCTCGCCGCCAGTTCGCCGGCTCGCTTTGCCGCTTCGCCAAGATTGGCCGCACCGGTTGCCTTGAACTTCGCCAGCAGGTCCGTTTCGATCCGCCTTGCCGCCTGCGCGGACGAGATCAACGCGTTCGCGGCACGTTGCCCCGCGGCGGCATCGACGGTCGCCTGCGCGATCCTCATGTCGAGAATGGCGGTCTTCGCCAGCACCTTGTCCGCTTTGATCCCTGCGCGGGTGATCACACCGAGTTTCCCCATCTTCGCCGCGGCTCCCATCGGCAAAAGCGTGGTCGCATCGGTGAACTCGCCCATGGCAGCACCCTGCTTGGCGAGCTTGTCGAACTCCTCCTTGCCGAGCGTCTCCTTGGTGGCTGCCATCCGGTCGACCACATCGGCGGCGCCGATGAAGTCCTCGGCAGTTTCGCCCAGTGCCGCAGCCTGGTTGTCGTAAAAAATCTTGTCCCGTTGCTGTCGTGCGCGTTTGACGTTCAATTCGTGAACCTGATCATTCTCGACGATGCCTGCGAGGTGGGTCATCCCGACATCCGCCATGCCTGCCAGGTCGAACGTCGCCTTGATCGATCCCTCGACCAGTGCCGCACCGGAGGTGTCGAGCCGTGCGCTGAGTTCATCGTCGTTCTTCTGGTTCCATCCCCAGTTCCAGACGCTCTTTGCCTCGTCTGCCAGACGGTTGCCGAACCCCGCGCCTGCGTCCCAAACCAAATCTTTCACCACGTCCACCTGATCCCAGAACCCGGTGGGCGGTTTGTCAATCCCGTCCTGCAATCTAAGGTCGTGCGCAGCAAGTGTTTCATCGCCACCGGAAACAACCTGCTCGTAGGGCATCGCATACGCCTGCCCCTTCGGGCTGAGTGCTCCGCGTTCGTCGAAGATCCCGGCATCCATCAACTGCGTGAAGAGAACCCCGCGGTTGGTCGCCCGCCCGTTTGCGTCGGTGAGTCCGCGTTGCAGCAGATCCTCCGGTGTCGCCACCGGGGCGGCGAACGTCTGGAGGTTCTGCGGATCTCCGACCAGTGCGTCGAGTCCTTCCTTGACGGCAATGTTCGTTTCGCGGGGGTATTGCGGCATTGGTTACCTTGGGGTGAGTAGTCCTTGAAGCTTGCCGGATGCGGCATCCACCGGGTCGACTGCGGCTGCCTCCATGAGTGCTGCCTTGGCCGCACCGGTTCGCATGATCGACTTGAGCAACGCGATTTCCTTCTTGGCTGCCGCTTCGCTCATCGATGGGGTGAGTGCGCTGTATGCCTTGGTCGCTGTTTCGCCTTCCTTCTCGGAAAGCGCACCCATGCCCTTCATCTTCTGAATTGCTTCGAGGAACGCCTTGCCCTGGACCTTGCCGAGGATCGCTTTTGCGTCCGCGCCGGCTGATCCCGGCATCCATGTCGGCATGAGTGTCGCACCAAAAAGACTCGAAAAACCTGGGTGTTTTTCCAGTTCGTCAAGTGCATCAAGGAACCCCTTTGCCTCGACTGCTGCCGTCCGGTCCTTCTGAGCCGCGGTGGCCTGCTCGTCGGCATACTTCTGTAAGGCGATCTGCTCAGTGACCGACATTTTGGATTCAGACGCATCAGTGATTGCCGCTCGAGTGTTCTCAAACTCGCCGGCTTGCAGACGGTTGGAAAACTCCTGGAAGAATTTCGGCGTTTCGGGAAGCGAACTCTTGCTGTAGTTCGGTCCCCAAGTGGTCGGTGTGTCGCGAAAATCAACATGGATGCTGCCTATCTGGATGCGGTGAGCAAAGGTGATGAAGAGACTGCGCAGCGCATGGTGAATGAGGCGGCGGACGCCATTCCCTTCACCGTCAAACCTCCCCGACATCTTTACAGAGGGGAAACGGATGGACAGGGACAAGGGACCTATGCTTTAGGAAAAGGCCGATATTCCACTCCTGACAAAAAAACCGCTGGCAACTATGGAACGATCAAAGAAGTGGAGAGTGCCGATTATTGGCCACGCAGACCGTTGGAACTCCCCGGAGTTGGTCCCGCTACTGGACTTTTCAACCTCTATCTCCGCAGAAATACCGAGTTTAGAAGCCTCCGCGAATTTAATCAGAAATACAGCGATGTCTCAACTTTCCTCCGTGAAAAGGGATTCGACGGATTGATCTCAAGTGACGAGGTGGTTAGATACACTCACGACCCGATCACTCGCGACTCAGACGGCAAAGTGATCCCGCTCTCTGAACGCTTCAAATAACCACCATGCCAAAACCACTATTCAAGCGGACGAGGGAACCGAAGAAAGGAAGCATGAAGCGCATCCCTCCGGTGCCTTGTCCACCGGACCTTGTGATGCAACTCCAGCAAAATGCCACGCACGGGAGTTGTGTGGAGTTCACGAAACCCGAGCAGGCGGCGCATGCTGTCTGGCTCAGGGCGCAGGGGATGGCGTATGCGAAGATCGAGGCAATCACCGGTCTCAAGTTCGACAGCATCCGAGCACTGTGCTGGAGGCAGGAGGACACGCTTGAATCCAAAAAGAAAGAGTTCTCCCGCCGTTACGCGCAGATTGCCGAGCAGTTTGGCGACGTGCTCACCCGCAAGGCCGAGCGGATGCTGGAGGATGAGACACAGATCGACAATGTGTCCCCTGACAAGCTTGCGCTCACCATCGGCATCATGACCGACCAGGCTGCGAAGTTGTCAGGCATGGCCGGCGTGATCATCGAGCATCGCAAAGGCGCATCCATCGACGATGCGGCAAACATGATCGCAGAGGCCCGAGCACGCATCGCAGCGAAGATCAACGCAGAAGCAATCCCCGCGGAAATCATCGAATGATCACCTGGCGCTCCCATCCAATCCTATCCCCGCCAACCGACGAGGAGATGGCGGGAATGGAACCGGATGACCTGGTGCAACTGCACACGATCTACCATGAGGCAATCGAGAACGCGCAAAAAGACCCGTATCGGTTCGGGTTCAGGCTGCCGCACTGGAAGAAGGCAGAGGAGCAACTGGCGGGTGTTTCCGAGGTGCTCGCCCTGGGCGGCAACCGGTCAGGCAAGACGCAGTGGGGTGCGTTCATGGTGGTGAAGTCCGCACTTGAAAACCCGAACAGCGAGATTTTCTGCTTCGCGCAAACTGCCGAGGTGTCAGTCCGTCAGCAGCAATCCGCCGTTTATGACTGGTTGCCGGCAGAGATGCGGGTCAAGCAGACATCCGCCGGAACCTACATTTCCTACAGCAAGAAAAACGGATTCACGGACAGCAGTCTGATCATGCCAAACGGCAGCCAGATCATTTTCAAAACCTACACCCAGTATGCCAACAACGCGACGATCCTGGAAGGCGCGGAGCTTGGCAGCCGGGAACCGACGTGGCACAACATCGGATGCTGGCTCGACGAGTATCTCGGTGGACCTGAGATGATCACCACGCTACGGTTCCGTTTGGCAACGCGGGAGGGCAAGATGCTCGTCACGTTCACGCCCATCGATGGCTACACCGAGGTCATCAAGGAGTATCTCGACGGAGCGGAGACCATCGAGACACGCAAGGCGGAACTGTTGGAAGGTGAGACGGTGCCATACGTTCAGAAATCCAAGCACCGGAATGCGTCTGTCCACTACTTTCACAGCCAGGACAACCCGTTCGGCGGCTATGAGAGGATCAAGGAGACGCTGCGCGGCAGGCCGAAGGAGGAGATCCTGATCCGCGCCTACGGGGTGCCGGTGAAGTCGCAGGCGACCAAGTTCCCGAAATTCAACACCGCAGTCAACGTGGTGCGGCCCGATCAGATCCCGACGACCAACGTCACCCGGTATCACATCATCGACCCCGCCGGCAGCAAGAACTGGTTTATGGCATGGATCGCCGTGGACGGCAGCGGCACGTTCTGGGTCTACCGTGAGTGGCCGGGAGTGGATGTGGGCGACTGGGCAGAGTGGAAGAACGGCAAGTGGATGCCCGGTGAAGGCGCGAAAGGCCAAGGCTACGGGATCCGCGACTACGTTGACCTGATCCGCGACATGGAGGCTGGCGAGGAGATCTTCGAGCGGCTGATCGACCCGCGGCTCGGTGCGGCGAAGTATCAGGGCAGCGACGGGTCGAGCAGCATCATCGAGGATCTTGCCGAGCAGAACGTCATCTGCCTGCCGGCGCCGGGACTCGACATCGACGACGGTCTCCAGGCACTGATCAGCAAAATGTCATGGGACACGACCCGACCGATGGACTCGGTGAACCGGCCCCATTTCTACATTTCAAACGACTGCGAAAACATCATCCACGCCCTTGCCGAGTATACCGGCGACCTTGGGCTCAAGGAGGCATGGAAGGATCCCATCGACGTCCTTCGCTACGCGGCAATCGCTGATGTGGATCACGTCGACTCAAAACACGTTTTCGTCACCTGCGGCTCCCGCGGTGGCTACTAGACCCTATGAAACTGACCCAAACGAAAGTCGCACCGAAACTGACCCCGGCAGAGGAACTTGAGATCATCGGTGAGGCACCGCCAGCCGACGACATCCTGACGGTGCGGGTGCTAAAGCCTGCGCTCAACGCCAACTACGTCTATGCTGCGCTTGACGGGGAAAGAATCCCTGTCCTTTGTGGGAAAAAGCGGAAGAACGTGATCGGCAAGAATGTGCGCGTTCGCCGCGAGACCGTCAACGGCACCACCACCTACACCCTGACCCAATGAGCATCGACAACGAATCCATGGTCTACGTCGAGGAGGACGTTGACATTGCCGAACTCGCCAGTGCCTACGAGAGCGCATTGGACGAGTTGTCGGAATACTTCGACCTGTGCGATCAAGCTTACGACGACCGGCGGAACATGTGGCCTGGGAAGTCGGATGACCTCCGCAAGAACGGTGCAAACGCGTTCCCGTGGGTGGGAGCAAGTGACCAGGAGGTCAACGTGGTGGGCGAGCGGCTCGACACCTACGTTGCCCTGTTCGACCAGGCACTCCAACGGTCCCACATCAAGGCGTTCCCGACCTCCGCGGCATCGATGCCCAAGGCTGCGGTGGTCTCAGCGTTCCTCAAATACATGCGGAGCACCTACATCCCCGACTTCAAAGCACAGATGGAGTTGGGTGGGAACTACCTGCTTGAGAAGGGGATCATGATCTCCTACGTTGGTTGGAAGCGGGAGTCCCGTACGTTCCTGCATTCGATGACTCTCGACGAGATTGCCCAGGCCGCACCGGAGCTTGTTGAGATCCTGCTCGACCCGGCGAACGACGAACAGATCGTCGCCATGCTTCAGCAGTCGTTCCCGCAACTTTCGACCAAGCGTGCCAACAAAGCGATCAGAGACCTCCGCACGACCGGTGAGGCGCAGATCCCGGTGCCACGGTTGAGCGTCGACTGCCCGATTGTCCATGCCTGCGCACCGGACGGTGAAGTGATTTTCCCGCCCTACGTTCAGGACATCCAGCGAGCACCCTACGTTTTCTGGAGGACGTTCCTCACGGCACAGGAACTCGAAAAGAAGGTGGTCACCGAGGGATGGGACCGGGAGTGGGTGGACTACGCCATCGAGAACCTGAGAGGCAAGGACACCGAGAAGCTCGACGGTGACCGGATCAAAGGCCGGCGCGTGGCAATCACCGACGACGAGGATCTCGTCATGGTGGTCTACGCTTATCAGCGACTGATCGACGAGGAGGATGGGTCAGAGGGCATCTACTTGACCGTGTTCCACCCGGACGCGCAGGATGCCGGCTACGCGAAGCACGAGCTTGTCAACGGCATCGACGACTATCCGTTGGTGGTCACGAGGTTGTCCAACGACCAGAAACGACTCTACGAGGCACAGCCGATGAGCAAAGCCCTGCGGGGTCCGCAAATGCAAATCAAGACCGAGCGTGACAGCCGCACAGACCGCGCCAGCCTCGCCACCTTGCCCCCCATCATGCACCCCGCTGGTCGACCTCCATCCGACTGGGGACCGGGCAGGAAGGTGCCATACAGGCGTCTGGGAGAGATTGCTTTTGGCCCCACGCCACCGTTCGACCCTGGCTCAATCGAGATCGAGGGGACGATGCGCACGCAGGCCGACCGCGCAGTCGGGCTGGACATGGAGAACCCGCTGTCCATGGCGCGGCAGCAGTTCTACGTCAGCAAGTTCCTCGACCACGTTCGCGATGTGCTGACACTCGCATGGAAGCTCTTCCAACGACTCGGACCCGACGAGGTGTTCTTCCAGGTGAGCGGGATTGCCGATCCTCAACTGATGACCAAAGGCAGTCCCGACGACAACTACACGATCACGGTCGCGTTCGACTCGATGAGCACCGACCCGGAGACCGCGGAACTGCGCATGAAGCAGATCGGATCACTGGTGCAATTCGACCGCAACGGTCGAATTGACATGGACAAGTTCCTTGAGTTCTCAGCGATGTCCATCGACCCGGTGCTTGCCGATTACATCCTCCAGCCGAAGGAAGTGGCGCAGGAGAAGATGCAGAAGGACGTCACCGACGACTTGACCAAAATCTTCAGCGGCATCGAGGTGCCGGCGCGGCCCAACGGCGCGAGCATGGCCATGCAGCTCGTGCAGGCGTATGCACAGCAGCCTGACATCGCACAGCGTCTCCAGCAGGACGAGGCATTCGCGGAACGGTTGCAGAAATACGCCGAACAGTATCAGTTCATGATGCAGCAGGCGCAGAATGCTGAGATCGGCAGAGTCGGCACGGCCCCGGCTGATGTCGGAGGAATCAACACACAAGGAATGCAGCAATGAGCAACTTCCCAACACCCACCGTGCAGCAGGCTGTGGCTGAACTCGCCCACCGGGATGAGTTCAAAGTCCTCCTGCAATTCATTCGCGATGAGCGGGACAGGTTTTTCGGTGACCTTCGCCAGGCGGAAACGCCCGGCGATGTCATGAAGATTGCGGGCAGCGTGGCGACTCTCGACGAGTTGCTCGCCACCCTGACTGGTTGATTTCTCTGGAGTTGTGGATGTTTCATCATGGGGGAGCAGGGCGGGGCAACTCGCCCTGCTTTTCGGGCAAATCGTATGACGGTAATACGAATCCTCAGTAAATTACCAAACAAAGTAAGGATTCTGCTTGCCAGGGGATGAAAGCCTGACCATTCGGGAAGTATCGCCCACCGACAAAGGCGCAAAACCAGTCGTTTATGAGCAAGCAATCCAACGCTACCGAGGGAGCAAAAGAACCTTCGCAAAACCTGTCATTCGAAGAGTTGATCGCTCAACGAACGAGTCAATACGCCGACCCCGAGGAGCAATCCGAAGAGGTGACTGAGGAGGAACCGGAAGAAACCGAAGAGGAGGAAACTCCCGAGGAGCAACCGGAAGAGACCGAGGAAATCCCTGAAGAGGAAACCGAGGAGGAAGCACCAGAGATCGACCTGCTGAGTCTGTCACCTGCCGAGATCCAAGCACTGGCAAAAAAGGGCAAGAGTCGCCTGCTCCACCGCATCGGTGAGCTAACGGCAAAAGTCCACGCTGCCGAGCAACGATTGAGTCAGGCTGAAACGAAACCACTGCCAGTCATCCCGGCTGCCGAGAACCCGTTCCGCGAGTTGAAAACAGCGGACGAGATCAAGGCCAAGTATGCGGAGTTGGAGAAGGTCGCAGAAGAGACCGACCGAATTCTTGAGGACCATGAAGACTACGCCGCCGACGACGTGATCACACTGGGAGACAAGGAGTTCACCAAGAAGCAGATTCGTCAAGCCAACCGGAATGCGCGGGATGCAATGCTCAAGTTCCTGCCGGCCCAGCACGCGGAGGTTGTTCGGATCGAACAGCGGACGCAGATGGCGGCAGCCTACCAGGCGGCAATCCCTGTGGAAGTTCCCGAGGTAACCGACGAATCGACCGAACTTGGCAAGCAGTTTCAAGCGATGCTCTCTGACCCACTCGTTGAACAAGTGCGCGAACGCGTGCCGGATCTGGCCCCACAGCTGAATTACCTGCTCGCCCATGCGCTCCGCTCGATAGCCCAGAAGGCACCAGCAAAACCTACCCCTGCGGCGGTTCCCACGAGAGGCAAAGTTCCCTCGTCACCGTTTGGAGCAGCGGGACCGAGGTCTAGCGCAAAGCCAGTGAGGAAGCAAGTCGAGGAGGCAACACAACGATTCGAGAAATCAGGATCAGTCGAGGACTGGATCGCTGCGAGACAAGCAAAACTTCAAAACCGATAGAAAGACCAAGACAATGCCTATCAGCACCACCTACAATCCGAATGCCCCCGCCGCCAAGACCGGCCAAGGCTCCGCCATCAGCAACCGTGAGGATCTGTCCAACGAGTTGACACTGCTCGCCCCAGAGGAAACCCCTCTCTTGAGCCTCTGCTCGAAGGGCAAGTGCAACGCGACATTCTACGAATGGACCGCTGACAAACTCGACTCCCCGGTCACCACCGGCATCAGCGAAGGCACCGACGTGACGAGCTTCGACGACAAGTTCGCCAGCCGCGCACGTTTGGGCAACTACGTGCAAACCTTCCGCCGCACGTTCCTGGTCTCGAACCTCCAGAACGCAGTGACCTCCGTTGGTCCTGCCAACATCGCCCAGGCAGAAGCCAAGGCGATGCGCGAGATCAAGCGCGACATCGAGAAGACCATCAGCTCCGACAACGACCGCACGGTCGAGGACGGTGCCGGTACTCCCTACGGTCTCCGCGCACTCGGTGACTGGCTCGACTCCGCTGGTCCTTCCGACGTCCCTGCTGCTTACCGCACACCGTCTGGCAGCATCCTCGGTGCCGCTCCGACCGAAGTCACCCTCAACGACGTGATCGCCTCGATCTTCGCCGTGAATGGTGAGTCTAACAGCCTCACGCTGATTGCTGGCATCGCACTCCGCAAGGCAGTGTCGAACTTCACGCGCACGGACAACAACGCGTCCGAGACCGTCTACAACGTCATGCAGGACGCCACCTCGAAGCGGGTGACGCTCGCCGTGACCGTGTTCGATTCTGATTTCGGAATCGTCTCCATGGTCAACGCCAACCCGGACACGACCGTGAACACCAACCGCGGCTACCTGGTGAACCCGAAATTCCTCGGATTCAACACGCTGATCCCGATGGGTTCCACCCGCCTTGAGAACCAAGGTGGCGGCGAGCGCGGGTTCGTTGACTGCACCGGCACGTTTGTCTGCAAGCACCCAGGCGCGCACGGCAAGATCGCTCACTAATCCCTAACCCAAACAGGAAAGAACAACGATCATGCAAGTCGCAAACAACGAAGCCCTCGCTGGCTATTCACACTACGTCAAGATCACGGCGGCGCAGGTGGTCACCAAGACCGCAGGCGGCCAATTCACCATCGGCTCGATCCCTCCTGGTGGAGTGGTCGATGCTTGCACGGTGCTGGAATCGGTGGCGTTCACCGGCACCTCAACCGATGTCACGCTCGATGTCGGCACCACTGGTGCTGACCCTGATGAGTTCATCGACGCTCTGGACATCGACGGTCTGACCAAGGCAGCCCACAACACGGGTGATGCACTGATCACGTCTGGCGCGAACTACACCGTGAACAACACAGCATCGGCAGTGCCGATTCTCGCCGAGTTCAACGGCACCATCACTTCCGCTGGCGTTGCCACCGGAGAATGGATCATCGCCTGGAATCAGCGCGACATCGGGCAACTCGCTTAACCCCCAACCGGGCGGGACTGGGCAACTGGTCCCGCCCTCACTCCTTGTATGGCAATCGTTGGAGACGAACTTGATGCCGCACTGGTGCGTGAGCTGTGCTCAGGCCGGATGCTGATGGAAACCCGTCAGCAGGTGCGCGAGAAGATGGCAGCATTCGAAGCAAAGTCGATGATCGGCCACAAGTCGATCCCAGGACTCGGCAAGGCGATTGCGGTAATCCCGCAGCACGAGTGGTTCATCATGCGCGAGAAATACGGTCACGAGGAGATGCATTCCCGCGAATTCATGCGGGGCTTTCAGAAACATGAACCGCAGATGGCGGCAAACAAACTCTAATTCAACATCATCATGTCCAGCATCAAACTTCTGCTTTGGTCCAAGATTTTCTCCGAAACCAACGATTCCGACAAGACGGTCATGCTGATGACCGAAGGCACACCGGATGCCGCTCACCTCACGGAAGCGCAAGCCGCTTTGCGAGTGCCCAAACTCACCCTTGGAACACCGGTGTATGCTGAAACAGCAACGATCACTCTTTCCTACGGTGACACGCCAGAAGACGGGAATGCCATCGTGATCACCAACGGGGTCATCACAGAAACGTATGCTTTTAAAGACACGCCCACACTTCCAACCCACATCCAGACCGAAGTCAGCGTAACAGATGCGCTGGCCAATGCCGAGACTTTGATCACTGCGCTGTCTGAGTTGGTTGATGCCGAAGAGGGAACAGCAAATTTGATTATCACTGCCAAAACGCCTGGCACTGCCGGAAACTCAATCACTGTTGCTGCTGATTTAGCCACAGGAGATGGCGCACTGACCGGTGGGGTCGACTGCACCACTGCAATCGAAGGCGACCACTACAAGGACGACGACTACCTCTACACGGCAGTCCAAGACCTCGGGGTAGGTGCCACCACCGGATGGGCCGCATCGGCAATCACCATGCTTGAGGACATCGTGTGATAACACCCCATGCAAACGCGAACCTACGCAGACCTTTTTGAGACCGTGGAGGCACTTTGCGGAGTCACCTTCGCGAGCATCGAGCAGAACCGGATCAAGGCTCTCATCAACCGCCGTGCGACAAAAGCCTACCGGATGACGCACTACTGGCCGAGGTTCCTTGTCATCGGAGAGGAACGCGAAGTGACAAGCTCGGTCATCCCCTACGACGAGACAGGGCTGCAATCCATCGACACCTTCCTGCGCATCCACAAGGCGCAACCGTTCG